TCTGTCTCTCCTTGCTTGAGTAAAAGAAACGACCCCGTGGCCTCGCAACACCGGTTGTCGGTAACAACCATAGAGAACCACTAGGTACCTCTAGAAGAATTTCCAGAAATCTCTCTTCCCCAGCTTTTTCCAATCCCTGTTACCCATCTTGGAAAGTTTTCCCAAATTCCCGATTTCTTGGGGTAATCCTTGTCACCGCGCCGATTATCCTCCCACCGTATCCTTCAACCATGTTATTATCTATATAGAGGAGAGGAGATAGAACCAAGGAGTGCACAATGAACTATCAGGAACTAAGACTTGTCGATGACGGACAGATGCTGGTACAGTCAACGCTAGCGAGAGTATTGAGAGAGTACGAAGGAATTGATCCCAAATACCTCGATATCGGAACGATTCAGAGAGAACTTGAAGAAGCTTTCACCTGGATGACCGCTAAGCCTACCGTATCCGTAGAATATGACAGGCTCTGCATTACTTTCGCATAAGCGGAGGAAGGTTTGTTAACAGATAGACAACAGGGTATATGTGAAGCTACCGGTATGTCCTGGCAGGAATTTGATGTCATGATGCTGGGGCTTTACGAGCTTCAGAAACTGCTTGAAGCGGATTTCGTTAGGAAGTACAATGAGATACGCAGATTCTCAGAACAAGGGAACAACTGCAAATATGCGATTATCGCAGGGCAGCTCTTCACTGACAGACAGTGGCCTAGAGTACGGCTCATTATGGAAACCCTTGCTTCTCTGGGCTCTTGTCCAGAGGAGTCTAGGTCCGAAGGGCCATCAAGTACGGAGGCACTGGATGTCAGAGAAGAAGAAAGAAGAGAAGAAGGTGGGGAAGCCGGAGAGACTCAAGAAGGTCGGGAGGCCATCGAAGAAGTCCGGGAACCTACCAGAGAAACTACACCCCAAACGACCTAACCTGAACTTGCGGAACACCTCCAACCCTTGGAATGCTCCGAACTGGCTAAAGAAGAATGGTAACAAAGGTGGAGTCAAGAAGCGACTGGATAAGGAATACGCGATGATCAAGGAAGAGGAAATGCTGAACTCCATCGTGGCTATGGAGGAAATGGGTGACGAAGTGGAGCCAGTGGAGCTTGAGCGGGTCAAGGAGCGTCTTGATGAGATTGCTGAGACCCGCAAGGAGACCAAGGAGCTGGCTCAGACACCACCACGCCGCTGGTGGTCCACCATGGACATCAAAGAGACGATGTACCCCAACCTCCAACTCACCAAGGAAGAGCAGAGACGAGTGGAGGTGTCCGCTCGCTTCCTCAAGACTGGACTTGCCTCGCAAGTCCCCATGACTTGTACCGGAAGGAACAAGTGCCCGTTTGCCAGAGGTTGGGAGCGAGGTGGGGGACATTGTGAGTACGCGAAGATTCAGAAAGAGCCTCTTGGAAAGCCATGCATCGTTGAGATGGATTTCATCATTGATAGGACGCAAGCATACGCCGCACAGTTCGAGGTGGGGAGCTTGCCAGATGAAGCTGTGGACAGACTGCAGTGCATGGAGCTTGCCGAGTATGACGTATACGAGAGACGTGTGACGTTGGCTCTAGCTGAGGGACAAGCGGTAGAGTTGGTCGAAGAGAATTGCATTGGGATGGATGAAGCGGAAAATCCAATTTTTGCGAGACAGATCGCTTTGGCATGGCACATCAAGATCCAGCTCAAGAACAGAAGGGACAGAGTGCTGCGCTCTCTGGTTGCCACCAGGGAGGCCAAGTACAAGAGGGATGCCGCAATGGGCACCAAGGAGGAGACGGATCACGCAACGGGCTTTGGTCAGATGATGGGTATCCTCAAGGGGATGCAGCCAGTCGTAGACGCAGAGTTTTCTGAGGACAGCTAATGGCCGGCGGGCTGCTCAAGCGCGGATATACCTTCGGTGGAAACGCTGCCCTGAGGGGTCGAGTCTTCGGCTCCCTCGCGCGGGCGTCATTCTTAGACATCGAAACAACGGGCCTACAGCCTGGCCGAGAGGGTGTAGGTATATGGCAGGGAGCATTGGGTCGGCGCACCGCTACGGGCGGTGTGAGTATGCACACCAATATGCTCACCAACCCGGGGACCGCCTACGATCAGGCGTCTCCATGGACACGTGCATCTCTGGCTGAGACCGGAGTGGGCCAAGCCCCTTGGTCATCACCACACACACCATCAGACTTCATCAACAGATTCAACCAAGGCGTACGAGGTACGGACTTGTGGGTGCAGAACCTCAAGTTTGAGTCTCGTCACCTGGGCCACGCCATGTCACCGGAGCAGTTCGGAGAGCTGGCCAGTTCCATGCAGACATATGGAGTTGAGAGAGATGGAGGGCTGATCAAGACCAGGAGGATGTACACAACCAGCGAGGGTGTGGACAGCGCTGTCAGTAGAGCGTGGGGAGCGGCACCAGAAGCCAGAGCCGGAGCCTGGGGCGACGTTTACGGAGCCATCAGGAAGGAGTTGGCTACAGACACACCAGCAGGCATGACCAGGATCTTTGATATCCAGGATGTGTCCAGGGGCATGTTGGGGTTGGCGCAGCAGAAGGGCATCATCGCCAAGACAGGCGACGTGTTCACCGGCACCTCTGTTGATGTCTTCTCCCGTCTTGCATACGGCATCAAGGAGTCTCACCTAGCTGATAGAGACATCAAGCTGCAGAACATGATGCTTGAGTCGCACATGGCCATTGCAGAGAAGTTGTATACAGGGCAGAAACTCCACAAGAGCGAGACTGCGTACCTTCAGGGCATCTCTGACATGGTTCCAGATCTGAGAAAAGCAAATATCGCGAAGACCTTCGCTACAGCCCGCGAGGACATTGACAGACTTAACAGCCAGATGCCTGGGGCGCAGGGTTATGAGGTTCGAGGCAGGACGGGCACTGCTTGGGGCTGTGGAGTGGGCAGGTTTGACGGGTCACAGGGTTCAAAGTCCATCTTCGTACCCGACAAGGGTCATCTCACCTCGATGGAAGATGTCGTTCAGCACCTCAAGGGGAGAGAGCTGGAGCGTCATCCAGATATCCGTGTCGACATCGACGACATGCACAGGCAGTTCAATGCACACATGGCTGGCCCAGGGAGCACACAGGATCTGCTTCACAGCTGGGGAGCCAGCAAGAGTATTGGTGATGCCCATGTAGCAACAGCTCTAGCCACCAAGCCTGCAACCAAGCCAGGAATGATGGCTGATGCCATGGGCTTCGGCAAGAAGCACTGGAAGTGGTTCGCAGGGGCTGCTCTTGGCCTTGGTGCAATCAGGATGTTCGGCAGTAAGCAGGACTCTGATTGGGAGCCAATGGCGGATGCCCCAGCACTGCCCCTAGAAGAGGCTCTAGCACCCAAGGAGTTCAATCCGAGGGGTGGGTTCTTCCAAGGGGCGATGGACATCTTCAGCGGCCTCACAGACGGCCCACCGGGGATGAACGAGAAGTACAAGGGACCGGTCGCCTCAGTCACCGTACCCACCAGATTCCTTCGGGCGGAGGACGCAGATACGGTCATGCTGGCTATGGGTGGCAACACCCACTCCATTCGTCTTGCCGGAATCGACGCACCCGAGACCGGACACGGAGGGTTAAGGGGCAACCAGCCTTTTGGTGACGATGCTACGGATCAGCTAGGGGCTCTCCTGGACTCCAACAGATCTATCTCTGTCATGTTCGACCCTACAGCTCCTACATCCTATGGACGTACAACCGGTGTGCTTGTCGGTAAGAATATGTTCGGGGAGGACCAGAACATCAACCAGGCACTGGTCGCTCAGGGTGGGGCGTCCTTCCTTCCATTCGGCAAGGCATCCAGATCATTGATTGACAGGTCTGCATTCAAGCAGGCTGAAAGGCAGGCGTTTGAGCGTCGTGCAGGAATGTGGGGTTCGCCGGCGTGGGTGGTCGAGCATACTCTGACAGAGAAGCAGCAACGGCGTATCACGCACACTACCCTTACCAACCCCTCAAGACTGGAAGATAACTTCCGTGCTGCCAAGGTCTTTAGAGCTATGGGTAACACCATCCCAGGCTTCGACGATGCCTACAACACAATCGAAGGTATGCGCCACGGTTGGTTTGGTCAGGAGCGTAGGTTCAACACGGACTTCGGCTCTGGTTGGCAAGGCTTGTTCCAAGTTCACAGACAGAAGCTGTATGACTTCTTGTGGGGAGGCAAGAATTCGGGGATGGCGTTTGTAAAGGGAATCAAAAACCTTCAGCATGACTTCAAGAGAAACAAAGGATATATCCGTCGACAGGGGCTCAATGAAGGTGTTGGGCATGTTCGCAATCTTCTGAAAGAAGCACAGGACGAGGGACTCACAAAGGCCGGATTCATCAGTCCAGGTGTTGTCGGAGACGACCTTCTGGACGCACTGCATCATGAGGCAGTGCACCTTTATATTCCTCAGCATGTCGAATCAAAGCTGAAGAAGGCCTCCCTCTCTCTTCAAAGAGGCTTGAATCTGCCAAAGGAAACGTCGTGGTATGGATACCCTCATCATATACTGGAAGAGATAGCGGCCTACTCTGCCGAGCCAGGGGGAATGGTCTTAAAGCGTCCTTCGGGGGCTATCGGAGACCTTGTAGACGAGACCCACAAGATTATCGACAGGAACAGACGTTTCTATAGCGGAGAGATCGATATCAACAGAGGGCATGGTTTCTCTGGTTTTGATGATGCCTACAACGTGATTGAAGGTTTGGGTCATAAGGGTCTCGCGGGTGAGATGCGGAAGATCTTCACAGATGTCTCAGGCGCAGGTTTCGGCTCCGGCTTCCAGGGCAATTTGAACAAGGGGTTCATGGGAGCCTTGTATGGCGGCGACATGGAGAAGTTCGCTGCTGCCTCTGCAGAGGACGTCTGGGGTCGTGTCCAGTCCTACATGTATGGCATCAGCGGTGGAGACATCCGAAAGGGAGACTTTGGCGCGGCTGTAAGGAGCAGGTACTTCCAAGGCCCCACTGCGCCCCATCTGACCTCCAATCCGTTGCATAAGGTCCACTGGACACACGAAGCCTCTGAGATGTGGCACGCTATTGAAGCTGGGAGGCTTAGCTCTGGCACCTCTTACGGCGGACACATGGGCCCAGGAGTTATCACTGATGAGCTCTTGATGGCTTCCAAGATGGGTCCAGACACCTTGAAGAAGATGGCTGACTTCAGGAGGACAGAGGCTGGTGAGTGGGCGGCGTCTCTTGAGAAGCGAGGCAAGGTTTCGTGGGGTGGTGCCGTCGCAGAGAATCCACAAGGATATATCGACGACCTCCGGGCTCAGGTCGCTCATTTCGAGGGAGGATCCCCGCTTGCCTCACCCGCTAAGCCAATCCACACACAGCCGATAAATCCCATCTCTACACCAAAGCCATCTCCAGTCAGAGCTGCGGTCCAGGAGAGCAGTCACGTTCCAGCCGCAGCTGCTCGTTCACCAATCCCTGTATCCGCAGATGCAGCGGAGACGGTTGTCAGGAAGGGCGGAAGCTCCTTCAAGGGAATGGCTGGAGCGGCCATTGGTATGGGTGGCATTGCCTTGGCTGGAGTCGGTGCCTACTATCTATACGACAAGTTTGCTGGCTCCAAGATCAGTGGCCTTCCTCACCAGGGGGTTGCGGCAGAGTCCCGTGGAGCGAACACTGACTTCGGGTCTCCATACAAGGGCCCTGGCACCAGCAATCGTATCACCTCCGAGGCCCTTGCTAGTGGATTGAAGCAGGACGTCCTTGGGTTCCAGGCTGGTATCAACCGGATCTTCGAGATCATGAGAGGTGGCGTATCCACTGCTGCAGGAGAGCAGTCACGTTCCAGCCGCGGGCTCGTTCACCAAGCCCAGTATCTTGACTTCCTCAATTACAACCTTCTTGAGACCTCCGTCAGTGAAGACGTCAGGGGGTTTCAGAACACCTTGCACCGCCTTCATGCCCAGTCTGCACAGGCTGAGGCTCACATGATGCGTGTCGAAATGGGTGAGTTCAAGAGCTTGTATACAGACTTCCACAAGAGCATGGCGGATTTCCACCATGCGGTTGGTGAGATGCCAATCATAGATGATTTGCCACAGGTTGACACACAAGGCAACAAGACGTTGATGCGGGAGCTCAAGAAGGTTGCCAGAGAGGAAGTCAAGACAGCCAGGAAGACTTCGCAAGCAGTCGTCAAGCATGTGAGCCCTGCCAGAGGGTTGAGAGGTAGTGGGAACATGGCTGGCCTCATGATGGGCCTTGGCATCATCGGTGCTGGGGTTGTCGGAGCTACATACATAGACTCTCTCATGGAGAGGGATGCCCCTCGGCGAGAGGCCAAGGCCAGGCGCAAGAGGACCAGTGCAGGACAACGTGTACGGCATAAGAATGCAGTGACGACGGTCAAAAAGAACTTTGACAGGAAGAGCCGAGTTGGGCACCATAGGATGGATACGCAGAGAGGAGTATTTTAATGAAGAGAGATTTAGGACCCGGGCCACTAGAAGCTGGCCTTTTGTCAAAGTGGACCGTGGACAGACGCAACAAGGATTTGATCACGGTGCTTTCTAGAGCAGGACTGACTACTCAGATAGTCCGCCGAGCACTCTATAACAGCCCTGTACCTGAGCTGCTAGATCCATTTGGTTTCAGAAACCTAACACAACTACAAGGAAGGTAAATGTCAGGAAGAGCACTAGCAGTAGCGGCAGGAGACTTTGGTAATAGGTTTGGCAGCGCTGTTCCCACTCCTGCAGAGACAGCAAGAGGATTGTATGCAGGAGCCAGGTGGGCGGTAGGGAGTGGTCTTCCAGCTATTTCCCGTTGGGGTGCCAAAGCTGGTGGCTATGGTGCGCAGGGTGTCAGGGGTTACTGGGATATCATGCGTGGCGCTCAGCAGCTCGCTGCAGGAGCGGACCTACCAAGCATGACAGGGCGTTGGAGTGGCGCTGACGGCTCCTCTATTACCGGCAAGCAAGCTTACCCTGGAAGATCCGCCAAGTGGCAATCTAAGCTAGCCGCTAACGGCGGTGGCCCGAGCTATTACAATACATACACCGCTCCTAAGAGGTTTAACCGGATGGGCATGGGAATGCCAGGAGCTATGGAGGAGGGTATGGGTGCCTTCTTCAAGCGTGGGGCTATGGGGCACATGGCAAAAGTTGGCACGAACATGAACTTCTCTGCAAGGGGGTTGACGGGCGGTTTGTTTGAAAAGGGCGGGGCACGTTGGATGGGTCTAATGGCAGGAGCCTTCTTGCATGGTGGAGCTATGCTACAGTCTAGTGACAACATCTTCAGTGCTCGTGATGGATACGCAAGACACCTCTCTAAAGGGTTTGGTGAGTTCATTGGTGGCGACATTGGTATGGGTGTTGGCGCATCAATCGGAACGCTGTTACCCCTGCTTGGTCCGCTAACTCCTGTTATTGGTATGTTGGCAGGTGGTGCAGTTGGTTTTATGGCAGGCGCTGCTGTAGGAGATGCTCCTTGGCAAGCAGCCGAGTGGGGTGCTCAGCAAGGCAAGCCGTTTAGGACGCACTATCAAGATTCTCAAAGAGCTGCTACAATGAGGCAGCGCTCACTGCAGATGATCTCTCGTAGTGAAATGAATGCAAGAGGGGCCCTGTCTCAAGAGGCGTCGGCCTACCACCTATAAGGAGATTAGACAATGCAACAGTTAGACATGTTTGGGCACACCGCTGCCGCGCCAAGAAGCTTCTGGAGTCAGAAAAGAATAGGCGAGGTTGGTGGCGCGGTCCGTGGAACATTTAGTGGGATGACCAAGAAGTATGGTGCGATCAAGTCTTGGCATGGTGCTGGCAACAAGTACCATTGGAAGTCTGCCGCTCTAGCAGCGGCAGGCATTGCAGCTTCATATGGTGGTAGCTATGCACCGAGCATGGCTGGCGCTGCTGCTGGTGCGTACTTGGGTGGTCGCGCTGGAATGGCGGCTATGTCTGGATCTGCTATTGGACGGGGTATTGCTGGAACAGCACGACGTGGCGCTGCAGGTGTCATTGGAAACAAGGCCGCTGGCATGATGACAAGTCGTAGGCTTGGTGGACTGGGCGGTGGCGCAGCAGGTGCAGTATTGGGTGGCATGGCGATGGGGATTAATCGCTGGGCCTGGAGCTAATACTAGAATGTGGCCAGAAGGATCCGTAGACTCAAGAAACGCACACGCGATCTAACCGACCCGAACAACACTCGCTATATCACAGTTGGCCTCTCTAAAAGAAAGAGGCGCAAGAGCAAGAAGAAGACATCCTCCAAGAGGAAGAATGTCTACAGCTTGCCGGAGTACAAGAGGTGGAGGAAGGCTGTCTTCAAGAGAGATGGCTATGCTTGCAAGTTATGCGGCAAAAAAGACTATATCGAGGCGCATCACCTTCTACGGAAGGCTGATTATCCCGATTTGATCTTTGACGTGAATAATGGCATGACCCTGTGCGGACCTTGCACAGACAGGTCTTCCTGTCACGGCAAAGTAACTGGAAAAGAGTATAGGTACCTTCCTACTCTTATGAAAGAGATGTCTCCCCGACAACGCGGGCGCTTCCAACGGTTACTCCAGAGTAAGGAGTTATGGTAATGGAACTGCATCCGTATTATGTCTATGAGTTAAGAGTCTCTGGTGATAAGAGCCCATTCTATGTTGGAAAAGGTTCCAAGGATAGGATGTATCACCATGAACGAGCTGTTAGAAATGGTCGAATCCCCAACAAAAACCCTCATTTAGCAAACAAGATTAAGAAAGCCTTAGCCGGATCTGGAATTGAATATCGGAAGGTATTCGAGTCTAGCAACGAGTTGGAGTGTCTGTCCTACGAGCGGGCACTTATCTCTAAGTACGGATTGGCCAATCTATGCAACATTGCGCCTGGTGGGAACCAACCACCGTCTACCAAAGGAAAGCCTGGGCCCAACAGGGGAAAGAAGCTTTCGGCAGAGCATAGAAGAAGGCTAAGCGAAGCTGGAAAAAGAAGGGTTACATCTGAAGCTACGAAGCGCAAGCTTAGTCTGGCTGGGCGGGGGAGGGTTGTGTCAGTCGAAACAAGGGAGAAGATAAGTTCTGGGCGAAGGGGTCCAGCCAATCCTCTGGCCAGGAAAGACCTATGGGATTCAATCGATCAGATTAGAGAGGACAAGAAGTCGGGGATGAGTTGGAGAGCGGTTGGGCGGAAATATGGAACCAGCCATCAGGTGATTCAAAGGATGTTGTCTTATGTCTAACCTTACCCTACATCCCGCCTGCATCCGCTGCAAAGAAACCAACACATTAAAGAGAGACCTCGTTGATGACGATGGCAATGTCGAGATGCGCAAAGGCCACTGGCCTATTGACTGCTCTGGCATTCCCCTAGATTACAAGGAGCTCTTAGAGACCCGTATCGGCAATCCCGAACTGCTATCCAAATTTACAGAAGAAGAGAACGAGCTCTTGCTACAAGGGCTTGATCCAACTCGATGGGCTAAGCGCTGGCTCCTCCAAGAGAAGGGTGGATGGAAGACTCGTGGAGCTACCCCCTTCAACATGGACAAATACCAGTTGGATGAGGATGCTAAAGAGTACCAAGAGATCATGCTTAAGTGCACGGCCCGTCGCAAGGTCTTCCGAATGGGTCGTCGTACTGGAAAGACAGAGGCCATCGCAGTCCGTATCCTTCACTCTATGGTTACCTGGGCTCACGGCAACTGCAAGGTTCTTCTAGTCTGTCCATACCGATCCCAGATTGATCTGGTCTTCAAGAGAATTAGAGAGCTTATCCATAGCTCCGCTACCCTACAGAACTCCATCCGCAGACAAGTATCTAACCCATACCATGAGATCGAGTTGTTCAATGGCTCTTACATCAGAGGGTTTAGTGCGGGTACGAACTCTGGTAGTAATGCGTCCTCCGTTCGTGGACAAGCAGCAGACATTATCGTAATGGATGAGATGGATTACCTTAACCCTGGTGACATTGACTCCATCACGGCTATCTTGATGGACCACCAGGAAACCCAGCTCTGGGCCTCTTCGACCCCTACGGGTCGTAGAGATAAGTTCTTTGAGTTCTGTCACGCTCCTGAGTTTAAGCAGTTCTACTTCCCATCTATGGCCAACCCTAACTGGAACGACTCCATGGAAAGAGAGTTCCGCAGGATCTCTACCAAGTCTGGTTATATCCATGAGGTTCTAGCAGACTTCGGTGAAGAGGATATCGGTGTGTTCAAGAAGACGGATATCGATACAGCCATCCAACTAGGAACCAATTACAGCTATGCAGAGATGATCCCTAACACAAGGTGGGCTTACTCTATAGGAGTAGACTGGAACCCTGTTAAGGGCACAGAGATTGTAGTAGTTGGGGCGCGGCGTCCCACTGAGGATATGGGCGACGTACGCTTCAGAGTTGTTGCTACTCATACAATTGAGAAGCAGGAGTTCACAGAGATGGCAGCAAACGAGGCTATCATCGCACTCAACCGGCAGTGGAATCCGTTGGCGATCTATCTTGACTATGGTGGCGGTGGTGTCAATCATCTAGAGCAACTTCGCATGTTCTCTAAGGGAAAGGACACAAAGACGGCAGACGGTAGGATTCGCCTAATCACCAAAGTCATTGATTTTGGCAAGTCTATTGAGATCTTTGATCCATGGTCTAAGCAGTCAACCAAGAAGCCAATGAAGCCAGTCATGGTAGAGAACGCAGTTCGCAAGATGGAGCAGCACAGGATCGAGCTGTCCTCCCATGATAATGTGTTGACAGCACAGATGCAGAACTATATTATTCAGAAGGTCACTGTAACCGGTCGCCCGGTTTACGGAATGTCCAATGAACTTGTAGGCGACCACAGGCTGGACGCCTTTATGTTAGCGATGTTAGCTTTCCAGATGGAGGCCACTGAATTTGGTAAGCCAAGATGGGCTACCGGAATCAGAATCGCTGGCAAGTTGGGTGAGAAAGTCTCCGACGCTGTACTGAGGGCGCAGGGCCAAGCCAAGAAGGGAATGCAGGAGGAGCTGAAGCAAGACCTTCAAGGTGCCCAGCAGAGGAATCCTGATACAGGATTCGGGCCTCGGTTTTTTAAGGGAAAGAACGTTGGTTACGCGAGTGATCTTGACCACGAGAGGGCCTGGGACGCCAGGATCGCCAAGAAAAGGCGCTCCTCCTTTGGACGACATAGTGGCCAGGGAACTAGGTCTTCAGGCCCTTCTTCCAGAAACTCACGCGGTATACCTCGCCGTAAAAACATTTAGTCCCCCCCCCCTGGGCCCCCTCTGATGTCTGGTTTTCCTCCTCCTCCCAGCATCAGTGTGGGGCCCTTTTTTTTATTTGAGGTAGCATATGAAGAAGTCTGGAATATACAGAATCAAACATAGAGACTCAGAGAAGTTCTATATTGGAAGTAGTAACGATATTGTTGCCAGGTGGCGATGCCACATGTCTGAGCTTAGACGTAATGTGCACCACAACTCCCACTTGCAAAACGCTTGGAATAAATACAAGGAGAGGTTTAATTTTGAGGTGGTACTATATTGTGATCCAGAGGACTTGATCTTCTATGAGCAACGGTTTTTGGACTTCTACAAAAAGGATTGGAAAATGCTATATAACGTTAGAGTTGTTGCTGAGAGTAATAGAGGTGTTAAGAAGCGCCCTCACTCAGATGCAACGAAGAGAAAGATGAGTGAAGCTCGGAGGGGTAAGCCTTGCTTGGGCCTACGAGGAAAGCCTAGTAATCGTAGGACTCTGTCTGATGAGCAGGTGAGGGAGATTAGAGCTAGGTATACAGGTGCTTGGGGGCAAAAGAAGCGACTTGCTGTTGAGTTTGAAGCGAGTGAACGATCTATTGGAAGGATCTTGAATGTGGAATCTTACCTGGAGGTTTTCTAATGGCCCTGGGGATCTACACATACGTACCTACCACCAACACCTTCTCCCTCGTTTCAGTGGGCACTCAGCTCAGTCCAATCACAGCTGCGTTGAATGGCAGGGATGGTGAGACAAGTACACAAAGACTATATCTAAGAAACAATGATGTAACACGATGGTATGACACCATCACAATCACACCCAATCCACAATCTCTCACAGGTCCTGGCAATGTAAACAGCTGGACCGTTAAGGTTCTGGGTGGAGACGTAGAGCCGTCGGCAACGGACTGGTCCAACCGGATCTCTGGGACCGCGCTTACATCTACCGCCACTCTAGGAACCGCCTCACCTCGTAGGCACTTTGTCTCCAATGTAGGATCTGCTGCTGGAGGGACTGATGACTACTTCCCATTCTGGTTACAGATCGTTGTGCCACGCGGTACCCGCAACTCGGTTCAAACAGGCATCTCGCTGACACTCACATCTAATGAGATTGTTGTGTAATGGCTGATATTGCTATCACCACCACGAGCCCCGCTCCGATCAAGAAGTTGAAGAAGTCTGACAAGGATGTCTTGCGTAAGAAGCCCATCAGAACCAAAGGTAAGTAATGGCCGATATCACTATTACAGTAGCCAGCCCAGCACCCATAGACCAGCTCTCTGAGTCAGATCAGGACATCCTTCACACAAACCCTGAGTTCAAGCCAAACAAGGAAAGTCGATTCGCAGAGGTTGAGTCAGAGCGTGAGGGTGGCACGGTAGACACAGAGCCAGAGTTAAAGCCTGAGGTTATTATCGAAGGTTACAAAGAAGTTGAGAGGAGGGTAGAGGGGTATCTTGGTGTAATTCAAGAGAGGGCCAGGGACCTCATCATGCCAATAGACAGGGCTGCTAAGCCCGACTTGTACCGATGTGCCAACGAGTTGTATGGCGCTCCGGAACCTGTAACCGCTATTACCTTTGATATGTATTTGCAGGCTCTGCGGTATATCAAGGATGTTGGGTTGGAGATCGGGAGGAGTTCATAATGGCGTTGACACCACAACAGTTGCATCAACTTAACAAGTCACAAGCGGAGCAGGAGATTGAGCAGCTCAAGGCGCTCTATGCCCGACTGTATCCATTCATCATAAGAGACTTCTATCACAGGCTTGATCTAGACAAGTTCCTTCTTGAGCTGGACATCAAACTTGTTGGACACGTACACCCAGGTGTAACTAGTGGACCTGCAGCAACACTGATCCCAGGACTTCCCCCATCTACAATAGACGACACTCTTGGTAAGGCTCTAGTTATTAGCTCGCCAATCGTCGTTGCTGATGCACAAGCCAGTGGGCTGGCTGGGGGTGTTTCTGACACTGGCGTCTCTACCGCTATGTCAGAGGAGAGAGTTCCACTAGATGGGCGGCCTGATACGCCGTTGGTTGTGTAATGAATGTACAGCTAGCTATGCAGCACATGACAAAGGCACAGTGTGTCGTTCAAGCCTACGAAGAGTTCCTGTACGGAAAGTTGCAGGAGGGTGGGTTTGGTGCGGAGTTTGCTGTCGATGCCATGCAGGCCAAGTATCTTGTTAAGCAACAAGAAAGCTCTGAGACGATGGTTTTTGCGATGGAGAATCGATTAGGCTCTCCTGACGCTCACCCTAACGTTGGGAGAGATTCGGAGCCTACTCCAGAGGAGTATGCTGCCGCACAAGCTGAGACTCAAGAGCGAGAGAAGAGGGATAGGGATAAAAACCCCCATGAGAATCCAGGCACGATTGATCTGGGCTTTGGTATTGGGACACTTGTCGACGACAAGGGAAATGACAAGGACGCGATTACCTTCTTTAAGAATCGAAAGGTCGGAGGGACTCTTGGCGGTATGTTCGGCCTAGACGACTCAGGGCAGGAGTTGTCCGCTAGAGCAAAGGCCGAGAAGTTTATGGCCGACTGCATTCCGTGCGATGGCCGTGACTTCCCAGATATGGACTTCTTTCGCGACTCATTCCTAAGGACTCTGCAGCAAGATCTTAAGCAGCGCTTCGCCTGGATGGATCAGTTCGAGGGCTTCCTAAACAATATCGATCCTTTCGAGGGACTCTGCAACCTGCTCAACCTGCTCAATTTCCTTTGCTTGCCTGACATCATGCTTATGTACATGGTCTTGATGAATACCTTGCGAGCAGAGATTGCCGCGCTCAAGAACATCAGTCTGGGAGATGCTGTCTTTGATATTGCAAGCGCTATCCTTCGCCCCTATATTGCTGGCCTCTCACAACTTCTAGATCTATGGATTAGCGCCCTCATCGCCCCTATTGAATGTGTTATTGATGCGATTCTGGCGCAGGCATCCAAGCTAGACTTCTCAGACGATAAAGAGACGACTCGGTCATGGAGGCAGCAGGCAAGCAAGACTAAGAGGGACGTAGTTGGCTGGACCAAGGCGACCTTGGATGGCTCCGGTCCCCGACGTACTACCACTGAATTCTACGAAGTTAGAGGCGATACCTTGGACCTTGATCATCGGGGTACACTCAAGCGTGATGTTAAGTCAGATCCTTCCCGTACAGTGGGTGAGTTTTCACCTCGTGGGGCCGGTCCTGGAGCAGTCAACGCAGCCAATACCATGTTAGAAAGACTAACAGATTCACTCATTAAGGGAGTGGCAGGATTAAGAGATGGGTTATTGGTAGTCGAAGAAGAGCTTAAGGCTCTTATGGGCGCAGAAAGCGACCGGATGGATAAGGCGCTGACACTCAGTCAGAACCTGAAGTTGATCGCCAGGCTCGTCAATATCTTTAGGCGATTCTGGGAGATCGGAGAGAAGTTCTCCAACGGAGAGCAGGTTAATATCTGTGCCGGGCCCCTGGAAGAAGAGGCGGTTCGTGAGATCGTTGAGACCATCTTTGAGACGAAGGTACATGATGGGCTTGAGAGCGGGCCAAGGGAAGGCGGTGGAGCACGCATCATTGAAGATGAAGACGGTGCTTTCGAAGGTATCGACTATTCGATTCCAGGATCCTACAAAGATGGAAGACCAGAGACCAAGTTCATCTCGATGGCTGGCTGCATGGGCCGCAGCCCAAGCACCGATGCCCTTAAGGTCCAACGTTGGATTCTGGAGATGGCCAAGGAAGAGGCATGAAGGTTTGCATAAGGTGCAAAGAAGAAAAGTTGATGGCTGATTTCAATGCGAATAGTCGACAGTCTGATGGGAGGGATATCTATTGCAGAGAGTGCGCCAGACTCAAGCTTAAGGCATGGCGAGCTGAGAATTTTGAGCAGTACACTCAGAGTCGTCGTACCAGACTGGTGAAGCAATGGCACAAAGCATTGTGGAAGAGTGCTCGCAAAAGCGCCTCTGATCGAAATTTGGAGTTCAATCTGTCGCCCGAGGATGTATTAGAACTTTATGAAGAGCAGGGTGGCCGGTGTTTCTGGTTTAATTTGGAGCTAAAGCCATCCGAAGTGCCTAGAGATCCCAGGCAACCATCTTTAGATCGCTTGGATAACTCAAAAGGATATATAATGGACAATGTCGTTTTAACATGCTTAGCCGCAAATCTTGGCAGATGCATCACTCCACGCTCGGAATGGGAGCGCTTCCTAGAGTTGCTTAGAGAGGAGATCTAATGAGTTGGTTTACTAATCTATTTAGGCGCGATGCTAAGAGAAAGCCCGCCCGGGTGGTCCGTGTGGCCAGGGTGCGAAATCTTATCGACCCCACTCTAAACTATGCCCAAACCACCAACGGTGCACGATGGGCAGGCGAGGGTTTTGATCCAGCAGAGTATGACCTCACAGAGATTGGGCAGGTTGAAGACACTGAGAGTTTGGTTATGCAAGCTCACAAGAAGAAGGTCGCCCTCATGTTCAAGGAGGGGCACTGCTTCTTCAGCCAGAACCTGAAGGCCAAGGACTATATTGAAAAGAGGATTGCCCAGATCGGCAGGGCGTCGGGCAAGTCCTGGAATGCTATTGTCCGATCCTTAGGTCACGACCTTGTTCGTACATCTAACGCCTTCCTCGTTAAGACCCGCATCCTAGAAGACAGCAAGGGCAGAGCTATTTCTGGAGGGAAGATTCGCAAGACCCCCGAGGATCAGAAGCTTAAGCCTGTCGCTGCATATCATCGCCTCTCACCGGAGACGGTGGAGATCAAGCGCTCCAAAAGTAGTGGCAAGATCACCCACTACCGCCAGATCATGCCAGATGGTAGCAAGAAGATCTGGAGCAAAGACAGCATCGTTCACTTTGTCTTCAACCAGAAGGGCCACTTTAACGTCGGCACCCCAATGCTCGTACCTGTCCTCGATGACATCAGAGCACTCCGTCGCATTGAACAGAACGTAGAGATTCTGGTTTACCAGCACCTCTTCCCTTTGTATCAGTATACGGTTGGTGACAAGGATATGCCGGCTGATGTCTACACAGACGGAGAGGCAGAGATCGATCTTGTTCGTAGGGAGGTGGAACTCCTGCCCGCCGAGGGCATGATCGTCACCCCGTTCCATCACAGCATTGAAGCTATTGGAGCGGAGGGCAAGGCTCTTAAGATTGAAGGATACCTTGAGTACTTCAAGAAAAGGATCGTTGCTGGCCTTGGCATGTCCCAGGTCGACTTTGGTGATGGCGCTACCGCCAACAGAGCAACTGCAGACAATATGTCAAGGTTGCTTATCGACGATGTGAAGGACTATCAAGAAGTCCTAAGTGACCAGATTCAGACATTTATTATCTCCGAGCTGTTATTGGAGAGTACGTTCGAGGGAGACGTCCTTGGAAAGGACTTCGCGGTCGGGCATCGATTCAAGGAAATTGACGTCGATACCAAGATCAAGAAGGAGAATGCAGCTCTACTCCTCTACCAAGGCAATGCCATTACAGAGGACGAGCTGAGAGAGGCGCTGAACAGAAACCCACTCACCGATGAGGAGCGACAGAAGCTCTTCATGAATGTGGTTGAGCAGCCAATGATGGAGAAGGAAGGGGAGTTGGCGATCAAGGTTGGCAACGCCCTACCTAAGCCGGCAGCAGCTGGAGCATCTCCTTCATCAGGCGGATCAGCTAAGACTAAGGCAACTAAGAAGGCGGTTAAGACCAAGAGTCAGCCGACCAACCAACATAAGACTAATCCTGGTCCGACCAAGAAGAAGAGTTATCGGTTGGCAGATAGGAGCTTTAGGACACGATTCAACGAGTTGGAAGAAGATGTTTTGGGCCTCTATGGCAGAGATGGTGAGCGTGTTAACACTGACTATGTAAGGCAGATCGTTTTAGGTGGTGCCCGACAGGTCAAGGATGAGTATCGTGGAAGGGTTGTTGACGCTATGGCTAGAGGAGCCCGCAAGGGCGGCCTTGTAAACGGCCAGGCTACAATCCTTGCAGAGACTCGTGCCGCACCCCTAATCGATCGGTTTGACTTTGATGTCAGTAGATTGTATCGTGATGTCAATAGGTTAGTTGGCCGTATCTTGTTATCAAACTCCAACGATAAGGAGAGTGAGATCAAGATCGCATTTAACTCTTTGCGATACAGAACCAAGTTCATCGAGGCTACCGATATGGCTAGAGCCGAGAACTTTGGTCGTGCGAGAGCACTGGCCGCTCTTGGATTCGATGAAGCTATCTCGATCCAGCATGGAGATACGGACGATATTTGCGCTGAGCTGCATGGTCAGCCAGTGGATATCCGAGGAATTGGAATTGACCAAGTCCCGCCATATCACCCCATGTGCAATTGTGAACTAGTACAACCGGAGCAAACAAATGACAACTAAGGGATTTATGAAGCTGAGAGACTTCGTTCAGGTAGACGTCTTAGACGTAGACCCAACGAAGAAGCGGCTCTTTGAGTGTAAGGATAACCACTCGTCTACAGGGTATTCCCTGGACATTCTGGCCGACGTTACGTTCGCCGGAGTACTCACGGCCAACCGCGCCATGTATCTACCCAAAGAGATCGCTGCAGCTAAGGACAGTTTCTTCTCCCCGTATCCGAAGCCAGTTCAACTGCATCATGCCGATCACAGGGACCCGATTGGTCGAGTAAAGAATACTCGATACTTGGATACCTCTGGCGATGTTCTTCGCGCACGTGACTCTAGACTACGTGATTTCTCTCACGACAGATTCAACCTATTTACAATGCGTGACAAGCGTACTGCATTCATGGAGCTAGCAATGCTATCCCAGGATGATACATACACTGGCCTTGGCAGGCTCCGCGCCCACCTCAACATCACTGACTCTGCTGCTGTAGAGAAGGTTCTAGATGGAAGGTTCCTTACACTATCCTCTGGTTTTCGTACTAAGGAAGCTTGGTGTTCTACTTGCCTAGTAAACGACGAAGCAACAGATTGGGTGGCAGAGGGACCCTGCGACCATGATCTTGGTAACAAGTACGATGGCGTTCCCATGTTCCTTATTCCGAAGGGCTTCTCTTATGACGAGGTTTCCTTCGTTAACAATCCAGCACTTCCGATGTCCCAGGTTGTATCACTACACACCTCGGGATTTGAGGATTCCGCTGATCATACGTTTGAATTAGAGGTTAAAGACAGTGGACCCATTAAGGTATTTTTCGATGCCTTTGTCCGGAAACAGGATGGAAATGACCTTGACTCTGTTATTAGTATGAGAGAGGGTCAGGATACTAATATCTTGGATCACAGGAACTTACTCCACGACCTCTCAATGCTTGATCACAGAGGTGATCAAACAGAGGAGTACACTCTTGCTGAAGGCGCGAGCGTACTTACTCCAACAGCAGACAGCTTGCTCAAACTGGGAGACGCGCTAAGCGTGAAGTCTCTCGCTGACAAGATGATGATCGTTCGAGCTCACGATGAGCTACACCACTCCTGGGATTGGGATCTTCAGTACGCTGAAGAGAACAGCGGGCCAAAAGGCCCCTCCAAGGACAAAGTCGATCTACACCAAAGGCTACACAAAGTAGCTGAAGAAGGTGACTTCAATGACGCTCTCCTTCTGGGCGCTTTGGATGAAGCACTAACGGAGGCGTTCCCTCCGGGATTCAAGAAGGATCAAAGGGAGAAAGATATGTACAGTCTAAAGGATGTTACGAAGGACACCGCCTCAAACTACCAGCTGATGTGTGAGCATCTGGCTGAAGACAAGAGACTCAGTGATGAGGATCTTGGAAAGCTGGAGGACAGCGTGTTCTTAGGCCCCGAGCGGAACTTCCCAGTGCCAGATATGGCACACGTCGAAGCTGCCAAGAAGGTTCTAGATGAACTGGAGGATGGCGCAGGCGTCAAGGGTTTGCTTCTCGACTATCTAAGTAAGAGAGAGGTTAAGTTCACGGAATCTGAGCAGGAAACGGACATCCAGGATAACACTGATGTTATTGATGAAACTAAGGTGGAAGATGACACCGCCGAAGCTCTTGCAGCTGAGCTTCAGACCTTGAAGGATCAGCTGGTTGATAAGGATGCTATGATTAGCATTCTAAAGAAGAGAGCAGATGCTCTAGAGAGTGAGTTGGACAAGGCAAACGATGCCCACGTCGATCTCACCACCGAAGCTCACCTGTTGCTGGCCGAGAAGGTCGTTGACAGGAAGCTCGCCCTTGGACACGAGATTGATGATCGTGCTAAGGCTATCAGCGAGCATAAGGGTCGCACTTGGGATTCCCTCAAGGACTCACTGCAGGATCTAGGAACTGAGAAGCGGGCTGATGGCCTCTCTCAGGAGACAGACCCCAACGCAGAGGTGGACGACCCCACCAAGACAACTGACGCCAATGACCTTACTGGATATCAGATGATCATTGACCAGTACAACGCAACTAAGAAATGGAACGGCAAGGCAGCAGCCGACATGTGGCTGAACGGCCTGAAGCAGCGAGGACTCTTCCCGCGCGACGCCGAGCTAAATTAAGGAGATATCTAAGAAATGGTTAGACTCTATCAACCAACACACAGAAGGTACTCAGACCAGGGACTTATCATCCCGAATGTCGAGTTCTCTGAGGGCGTTCGCCCATGGATCGGTACCGAAGTGGCACCGTACCTACCTCTTCGTCAGTTCGAAGAGTATCACAATGATTACTACGTAATCCTCACTGGCAAGGCAGTCTCGATGGACAGCCTTGGCTTTGTCACCCTATCTGGTCTGCGCGCACAGCAGCACGCAATCCAGGACTTCGCTACCTACAACGCTGGTAACGACTTGGTTGACATTGGCTCCGGTGACGGTGACGGAATTGGACCGTTCACTCGCTACGACGCAGTTGATGTTGCGCAGGGCGTGCTGGACTCTGAGGGTCGAGCGGTAGTTGCACTACAGCCGGTCATCTGGTCCTTCATGAAGAACAACGCAAACCAGACTGAGCAGACTCAGGCAGCAGCAGCTTATGCTGAGGTCGCAACTGTTCACGACATTGACACCGAGGCAGGTCAGGTTGACGGGTTCACATTTGAGAACGCCGGAGCGATCACCGTATCTGCTCCAGTCGGCGTCTCTCCATACTCGTACTACCGTACATCCAGAGCTTCTGGACAGGCAGCTCCTTACGAGCTTCGCCCTTACGGTCATAGCATCACTGCTACCGACTACGCAGTATGGGATCCAACTCAGCTAAGATTCCACAACCACAACAAGCAGGGCCGTGTCGCAATTCTTTGTGACTACGCTTGCGAGTATCCGGTTGTATCGGCATTCGACTCAGCAGCAGTCGGCCTTGAAGACGTAGGTCTCATGGAAGGTGCATCTGCTTTCGTGGCAGCCCTGGCGAACATTCGCCCAGGTAAGTTCGTCACCTACGATGTCCACTCTAACCTAACGCTACAGGCGGAAGGTGGCGGTGGCTCAACGGTTGGCCTAGTCGATGCCTTTGAAGGTCCAAACTTGGATCAGCTAGACTTCGACGCAGAGGCAGGTGCTCTTGCTGAGCAGCAGACCTCTACATTGGTTGGTCGTTACATCAACGAGCGCTTGGGACAGATCATTCGATACATCCCTCGCCATGTTAATACAGCTCACCTCGACAGAGTTCGTTCTCGCTTCGAAGCTGGTGCTGGCGCTGACTTTACGGATATTGACCGTCTACCAGGTACCGCTAACGCAGGATTGCCATGGTCTAACTGGGTAACCGGTAGGACCGATAACAATGAAGATGGTACAATCGTAATTAACCTCACCACGAGGTAAGAGAAAGGAGAATCAGGAGATAAACAATGGCTAAAGAATTCAAGGATCAGAGTGGCGTAAGCGCCTTCAAGCAGTTCGAGTTCATGTGGAGAAACTCGGGTAAGTGTATGGATGGTGATAATATCTCCATGAAGGACGCCCTAGCTACTCCAGAAGCAGCGTATTTCATCCCACGGGTGATTACAAATGCAATTCAGGAGGCAGTAGAACCACTACTGATCGGCCCTCGCCTACTACAGCGTCTTCAGTTCCAGCCTGGAACGTTCATTCAGCTCCCAATCATGGGCGCTCTGGATGGAGACTTCGATATGGCAGAAGAGGAAGAGTACCCAGAACTGAGGGTCACCTTAGGACCAGGCAGCCAGATCACGGCAGTCGGTAAGGTCGGTGTCGCAGTTAAGTTCTCGGAAGAGATCCTGCGCTACTCTAACTTCGACGTTATTACGATGCACACCTCTCAGGCAGGTAAGGCACTTGCAAGGTTCAAGGAGATGAAGATCTTTAACACGATCACGTCTGTTGGAACTCGCACTCACTCTAACACAGCACCAGCAACCTCCACGTTTGGTGTTACTAGAGGTAGGCAGCTTGATGGCGCTGCTAATGGCTCCGTCACGATGGACGACTTGTTCGAGTGTTACTCAGCAATTCTAGCCAATGGCTTCGTCCCTGACATGCTACTGCTACACCCACTGACCTGGCTGATGTTCGTACAGGACCCAGTTCTGCGAGCATTCGCGCTACAGAACGGTGGTGGAGCATTCTTCCAAGGTTGGCAGGGCAGTCCTGCACACCAGGATTTCCCACCAGAGTTTGGTGGACAGGGAATGGCTGGTGGCGGCTATGTCGTACCACCTCAGGCAGGAGTTGAGGCTCCGTCTGCCCTAACGGCTTGGAGTCAGAACCTGACCTCCGCGCCAGAGATTCCAGGCTACTTCGGCTTCCCAATGAAGATCGTAGTCAGTCCGTTCATTCCATTCACGCCGGCTACTAACCGCACGAATATCATCATGTGTGATTCTGCGGAGCTTGGCTACCTCGTCGTCGACCATGACCTCTTGGTAGATGAGTGGACTAACCCATCGAACGACATCCTCAAGGTAAAGATGAAGGAACGATATACCGTTGCCATCAAGAATGAGGGTCTTGGAATCGGTGTCATGGAAGACATCGTAGTTACGCCTAACGAGATCGTACTACCAGCTCAGACTACAATTGATGTGGCTGGCGCTGTTGCTCCGATTGTTCGCAACGTAGCAGTATAAAGCTGATATAGGAGATTACAAATGCCAGATTGGAGTAAAGAAGCACTCGTAAACCGAGGATATTCTCAGACCATTTTGCCTCCAGGTAACTGGCTTGGCATCGAGGGAGTGTGGACCGAGTCCTTTGACGACGTCGCCAACCTCATTAGAGTTCGGAAGACTGCAGCGGCTAACGCTGATGACAGAATCCTTCTCTGCGCTCCTATGGAGGGCAGGTCAAGAGCAGGTGTTGCAAGCGCCTCAGCAGGTCTAAGGCTTGCAAGTGTTGAGTTGAACTATCAACTTACCGTTGAAGTTGCAGATGATGTAACAGTGACGGTACTGAGGTATAACACTCCTGCAAACACAGTTGCTGCGACCTCTACCGCACTAGTTGGAACCTATGCTGCCGCACACGACACGGCAGGAGAGCGTGGGGCAATCGCCTCCCACTCACTGGTGTTCAACATCACTACACCAGATTACTTTGATGCGGACGAGGCCCTTATGGTCCTGGTCACCGTAAATGATGTTACCGGTGGAAATGCGGTCTTCGATTTGAGAAGCCTAGTCCTACACTGGAACGCAGGAGCATAAACAATGGCAACTATTACAACTAAGGTTTCTGGAGCAGGCAGTGGTAGTCAGGCACTCTCAGGAACAGACACAGGAGAGGCAGCTGCGGTTGATCTTCTTGATGCTGCTGCATCCTTCCCTGTAGACAATGTCGAAGCTGCTCTGGCACTTCTGGGTACGCCACTGACCCTAACGATAGATGCTGAAGGACCCGATGTCGGTGACGTTATCAACGTTACCGTGGCTGGTCCAGCACATACTGCACAGTACATGGCACAGGTGTTTGACTCGAACTCGATCTTAGGTCTTGCCGCAGCGTGGACACTGGCAGAGGTCGGAGCGGGTGCTCCTGTCTTTGGTGATGGCACGCCTACGCTGCTGTTCACTACCGACGCCGCTGGGGCCGCACAGATTCGTGTGACCGACGTAGCAACAGGAACAAACGAGACAGTGCTGCTGGTCGTTACAGCGGTGGGAGCCTCCGGTGGGCTTGCGGGTGGACACGGAGCTGCAGTCAGATGTGACTTCGACACTTAAGATTGACCTGAGCTAACATAACACATACCATGCACCTATTAGGAGGCAAGGTATGAAAATTGAATTGGGATCCAGCATTGTATGGGGCCTTCCAGATTGGGAACGTAGTCAGATACTGACAGCCGAAAGCCCGAGGGTCGAGGTTGAATATGACAGTCTCTCGGACGGATCGAAGAAGATCGTCGATGAGGGACTCAGGACAGGCAAGATCGTTAATCCAGACGCCCCAATCCCAAGCTTCACTGATCTCGGGACCGAGGAGGCGCTCCAGCTTCCTGTTCCTGAGTTCAGAGTGAAGATAATCACACCACTCATCGCATCCGGCGATAAACAAACTCTTCGTAAATTTTTGGCTACAGAACGATCCACCTTAAATAGGCGGATCTATATCCAGACGATTGCGTCTGGTCTCATCCAGGTTCAGACAGCGGCGCTGCACAAGAGTGCAACGAACCACGCTGTCACACCCTCGGACCCGAGTCTAAGTGGCAGTCCGTTCCTACCTGCTATAGAGGTAGATGAAAACGTGGCGCAGATCTTCTTTGAAGAAGAGGAGCCCGAGCAGCATAACGTTGCCGACCTCATTGAGAAGTTTGAAGCCTGGGCGGATGAAAACAAGAAAGAAAAGGACCAACCGTCCTTCCAAGAATATATGGAGCAAGTAAATGCCAGATCTATTATGTAGCGTAGACGCCGTCCTTCAGAGAGGCCAGGTTCTTAACTTGATTTCAGGGATGCCTATTGCTGGCTATAATCCTGAGGTCTTTGTTAACAACGCTGACATCGTTGAAGTGACTATGGAGTTCGAACGTCAGAACTTCAACAACGGCGCATCCTTCCGCAGAGAAACCTTCCGCAACGCAGCCAATGATATTGTGCGCGTTGGTGCGTGGTTTCTAGAGAACCCACCTGTTATTGGTACACTGACACCAGCAACTGGATCCATTGGCACTAGGTCCCTCTCGGTGACCATTGCTGGTAGCAGGTTTGGAGCAGATGCGGCTCAGATTCGAGTCTTCATGCTCTATACGCCACGACTCTATGGACGCCAGGTCCTTCTTTCAAACAAGGAGCTAAACTCCCTTGCCGCCACAATCACCACCGTGGCAGATACATCGATTGTCTGTACCTTTGATCTCACTGAGATGGGTGGAAGATCCTTTGACCCTGCAGGTCAAACGTTCATCATTGTGGACAGGGTAGAGCGACAGTTGAGAAGTGACCGAATGGCATTTACACTGACGGGAGTAGCATAAGATGGCTGACAATCACAAGAATATCCCCAGCAAGCATATGCTCGATGCTGAGCGCATTGATGTTGAATACGGCTCTGATATTGAGATCGGCGCAGTTGAGATCAAGAACGCGACGACTGATGTAAGAGCAATCGTCTCAGGCGCAGGTTCTTTACATGTACTGGAAGACAACTCTGCTGCAATCGAGGCTGTCTTAGGAGCAATCGATACAGACACAGGAAACATCGTAACTGCTGTTCAGCTATTGGACAATGTAGTCGGTGTAGAGGGTGCGGGTATGGTTACGAGTGGCAACGCCCTCATCCTGGATGATGGTGCCAATGCCATTCTTGCACAAGCGAACGCAGCAGGAGACCTGAAGATCACCTTGGACGGTGAGGTTGTCAACGTTCTTCTTGCCAACACGAACGACGACGATAGCGTTGCGTTTGCTTCGAATGATACCTTGGTCATTTCCAAGATGTATGGTTCTAACGGTGCGGACTGGGAGCGTTTGGTCACAGACGGCTCAGGAACGCTTACGGTGGTAGAGGACAACTCTACTGCAATTCTAGCCGATACTGCAGCCATCCAGACTGCCGTTGAGATCATGGACGATTGGGATGAGTCTGACAGGGCCAAGGTCAACCTTATCGTAGGCCAGGCAGGCATTGCCGCAGGCACTGGTCCAGACGGAACAACTGTTCCTCGGGTCACACTAGCAACTAACGTTGGCCTTCCCCAAGGAGGCAGTGTCATAGGTGGTGTCTTTGGAGCCGCAGCAGAGGATGCAGCGGCTTCTGGTGCGCCTGTTCTTTCTGGAGGTCGCTATGACCTTGTAGCACGTACCCTCGACACAGGTGACGTAGGAGCTATCGCTCTATCCACTACAGGTCACGTCCTTACCCAAGCAGATGGGTATGACTCTGGAACGGACTCCAACAAGAGCTTTGAAGTCAACCCGCTCTCAGAGCATCATGTAGAGGAGACTGTTGTCGACGTAACCAATGCAGCAGATGGCGGAGGGGCAGTTCCTGGTGGAGACTTTGGATACTACTTTGATATGGATGGGTTTAGAAATTTTGGACTTCAACTTGAGTTGAATTGCGCTGGAGGTACGGTTACCGCAACTGTTGAAGCGACCCTTCAAGATGACGGAACCGCCGCAGCAAGCTGTGCATATGTCGATGTGACCAACGACTGGTTTGGGGCTGCAAGTCTTGTAGCTGCCGCAGGTTCGGCATCAGCTATTTGGATTATGGATACCGTCTGTGCTGTGAAGTATGTTCGTCTTAGGATCGACGCTAACACCGGCGGCAACTCCGGTGATTGGGCAGTGTACCTCAAGAAGTTGTATTAAGGAGAAAAGAATGGCAAAAGCAATCAAAGAAGCTTTAGAGCTAAGAGAGTTAGATGACTTGAAGTCGAAGGAAGTATCAGCAAGCTCTCCAAAGCTTCCCAACCTGACAAAAGGAAAGGTGAATGCAGCTCTTGATCTGCTTCGGGATCTTGTTGCAAACGGAGGTCTTCTTAGGATCTCTCGTGAAGTAGGTCTTCATTCTTCGCAGGTAAAAGAAATCTATCGTGCAATGCAGGCTCGCATTGGAGAGCTATCCAAGGAGAAGTAAGTGTACCCAAGACTCCCAGCAGAAGGTATCCTGTTCAGGGAGCTCTTCGACTCCTACGATTCTGTCGCAAGGAACAGCGGGGCCATTGCGGGCAACACAACCATAGTGGGCGGAGGGGCCATCTTCGACGGCGCTTCCGGCAGCATCAGCTATCCCTCCCATTCGACGATAGACGACATCTTCGACGGAGGCGGCACCGTGGAGGTGCTCCTCAACGTCACCTCTGATGGTGAGGGCAGCTTTGGAAGGGTCTACGCCAAGGGCCCCGTCCTTGTGTTTGTATTTGAAGAGGCCGGTGGCTTCGCCCGCTTTGGATTCCTCATGAACTGGAGCGGGGCGAACGGGAGCTGGGACTCCGCTGTAGGGGCCCTGACCCTGGGCGTCTTGCACCATCTCGTCATCACGTACGACAGCGACAATCCGGCCAACGACCCGATCTTCTATCTGGATGGTGCGCCGATCACCGTGGGGGCCGGATCTCCCACCGGAACCAGATCCACCGACGCCGCCGACCCCCTGTACATCGGGAACAGAGCGGCTGACGACAGGACCTTCGATGGCACCATTCACGAGACGCATTTCTACGACCGCATCCTGACCGCCGCCGAGGTTGCTGACAGGTTCGCCGCCACGACGTTCAGCGAGATCGATTCGGCACAGGCCATCATCCACCTGCCGCTGGAGACGAACTACAACAACGGATCCCAGGTCACGGACAACAAGGGGTCTGCGGGAGGGACCGTCACGCTGGGCGACGGGGCCACAGCGTCCACCTTCCCGACCCAGGGCGTCCCGCATGGGATGAACTTCGACGGGGGCACGGACTACCTGGGTGCCGGGTTCGCAGCCGCCATCGCAGACATATTCGACGGCGGCGGCACCTTTTCCTGCTGGGTGCGGGTGGAGAGCGACGGCGAGAACAGCCTCGGGCACCTCTGCCACAAGAGCGATTGGCAGATCTTCGTCAAGACCGAGACGGACAACGCTGTGGAGTTGCAGCTCACGTATGCCTTCGACGGCGCAACCGGCAACTGGGACACCACGGTGCCGGAGATCTTCCTGAACCAGTGGACCCACATTGCCGTCGTGTACGACAACGACGACACGACAAACGATCCGATCTTCTACATCGACGGTAGGGCCCTGACGGTCGGAGACGGCCTCACGGAGGGCGTGACCCCGGTCGGGACGAGGCTCTCTGATAGCACAAACACGCTGTTCTTGGGCGACACGAGTGGTCATGTCAATTCGTTCGATGGCGATCTTTGGGATCTGCGCCTCTACAACTTCGAGCTGACGCCCTTGCAGGTAGATTACTTGTACCGTCGGGGTCGCCGGGAGTTGTCGGTATGACCGCCCCACTCAAGGAGACCCTCGCCGCCAACATCGTCCTGCGTGTGCCGCTGCATCGGGGGACGATCAAGGACATCGGCCCCAACAGCACGGACCTTGCGTTCACCGGCACGCCGCAGTGGATGAACTCGATCAGGGGCAAGGCGCTGTTCGTCGGGGGCACGGCGTCGCAGACGGCATTTGTGGCGTCCACCAACGTCGACGCCGTGCAGGGCAGCGTCTCGGGCTGGGTGAGGTTGTCCTGGGCCTCCACCTCTGACTATGTCTTTGGGATCGGAGGAAACAACTTCTGCGTGGTGACCGGCGGGGGGACCACGCTTCGCATCTTCCATGACGACGTTCAGCGGGTGTCCGTGGATGTCGTGCCGTTTGGAGGTCTCACAGGCGTCTGGTTTCATGTCGTCGCCACGTACCTCACCGGTGGCAACTGCGTGTTGTTCATCAATGGCACGCAGGCGAGCAGCGCCGCAGCGGCGGTCGTGGACATGGACCCAACAGGGTTCATCGCTCTGGGGGCCTTCAACAATGTCGGCAACTCCCGGCTTGACGGTGCGCTGTCGGGCGACTTCACCGTCTGGGATATTCAACTGACCCCTGCCCAGGTGTCCCAGCTGTACCAGGAGGAACGCAGGGAGGCGGCGATGACCAAGACTCCGACGAGAGCCTTGCCTCCGCAGCCTGTGAACACCTTGGACAACCTCGTCGGGCATTGGACCGGTCAGATCCAGGCGGGCGAACTTCGAGACCTTTCCGGCAATGATAACAACGCTGTCATGGTCAGCGGACGGACCAACCCCTTGGCCACGAAAGGGCCGTTCGGTCATGCCATCGAGGGCCACGGCAACCTCGACCATCGCATGCAGGTCCCCGACCTCGCAGCGGTGCAGGACATCTGGGACGGGGGTGGAACCGCCGCCTTCTGGATGAAGTGCCGAAGTGCCGGAGAGGGTGGCGACGGTCGTGCATTCAGCAAGGGCAACGTCTGGTTCATCGTCACCCAGAACTCTGTCAGCGCCGGCTTCGGGGACATCCAGTTCGGACTGACGTGGTCGGGGGTCGACGGCAACTGGGAGACCACGACGGACGGGTTCGCCTTTGGCGAATGGGCGCACGTCGCAATCACCTACGACTCTGACGGGCCTGCTCCCGGCAGCGACCCCATCATCTACATCAACGGCGTCTCCCGGCCGATCACGGAGAACAGCACCCCAACAGGCACCCGCGACAGCGATGCCGGCCTCGCTCTGAACTTCCTGGGTCACGGCTCGGCCACCTCCAACGACTTCGATGGGGCCTTGGCCGACATGCGGCTCTACTCTGACATCCTCACCCCCGCCGAGGTCGCCGCCTTGTACACCGAGGGCGAGAACTTCCTGGCGCACTACGGCCTCGGGGACGACTGGGAGGTCAGCGCCGACAACGTGACCGCCGACTTCCTGGAGAACACCAGCTGGCGTCGGGATACCGGTACGTGGCGGGTGGACGACAGCGATGGCGGGTCCAAGCAACTGACAGCGACAGCTGGCTGGGCAACGACGTATTTGTCGAGCACGCAGGCGTTTGGTCAGTGGGAATTTGACATCTTCAAGAAGCCGGGGAACACCTACACAGTCAACTTCATCGACACTATTCCGGGATTCATC